TAGCAGGTAGACTATCCTGTAGAGAACCATATTCTGAGTGGTTGTTAAAATGCACTGGTAAGAGGTATCGCTATGCTCAGAACAGTTAGACTTTACGGAGAACTGGCAGAGTTTGTTGGACATAAAGAATTAGACGCAGTAATAACTTGTACTGCTGATGCCATGAGGTTTTTGGTCAGTAACTTTCCAGGGTTGGAAGCACACATGGCAGATCGTTATTATCAGGTATTAGTTGATGATTACGAAATAGGAGAAGAAGATATTCATAATCCAATAGGACAATCTGACATTAATATTGTTCCTGTCATTACTGGTGCTGGTGGAGGCACTAGAAAATTATTATTAGGTGGGCTGTTAATTGGAGCGTCAATAATGTCAGGAGGTGGTTTCGGAGCTTTATTCTCTGAGGCTGGATTAGCTTTCGGAGGTGGCAAGATTGGGGCTTTTATGGGTAATTTTGCGATGAATTTAGGTGTGGGTTTAGCGATATCAGGGGTTTCTGACATACTATTTCCTTTGCCAAAGCCACAAGAGTTCAGTAACGAACAAGATCCCAGAATATCATTTAACTTTTCTGGGGTGCAAAACACTAGCCGTGCAGGTACTAGCCATCCTATTGTTTATGGTGAAATAATAACAGGATCAGTTGTTATTTCTGCTGGTATTGATACTAATCAGGTAACAGCATGACTAAAAAAATTATTAGAGGTTCTGGTGGCCCTCCTTCCTCTCCACCTACGCCAACAAGAGCACCAGATACTCTCAACAGTAGGCAATTTGCCACGATTCAAGATTTAATATCTGAAGGAGAAATAGAGGGTTTCGCTACTCCATCAAAAGCAGGGCTGACTAAAGGAACTACAGCATATAACAATGCAGCGTTAAAAGACATATTTTTAAATAACACTCCCATTCTTCAATCTGAGGCTGATAATTCAAATCCAGATTCAACAAAATTTAATTTTCAAAATGTAGAATTTACACCTCGTTTCGGAACAGGGAATCAAACTCATATACCTGGAATACAACAATCACAAAGTCCTTTAGCAGGTTTTGGTTCTGTTTTATGTTCTAAAAGTGGAGGTGGTGTTACTAGAGATCTTCCTTTAGGAAAAGATGCTGTAAGAATAACAGTAACTTTTGGTCAAATACAAAAAGCAACAGATCAAGGTGATTTATTAGGTTCAACTGTAGAAATAAAAGTATCTTTAAAAGTAAATAATCAAACGAATTATCAGGAAGAATTTACAGATACAATAACTGGTAGAACTGCTGATGCCTATTCCAAAGATTACAGAGTAGAATTACCACCTAATTATACTTTTGCTTCTATAAAAATAGAAAGAGTTACTGATGATCAAACACCTGGAGGAGATATCGTAGATGCTTTTAATGTAAGTGCATTGCAATTATTAATTGATGACAAACAACAATATTTAAATAGTGCATATACAAGTTTGAGGATAGATTCTGAACAGTTTAGTTCTATTCCAAAAAGAGCTTTTCGTGTTCGTGGTGTAAAGGTAAGAATCCCAGGTGCAGGTGCTTCTAGTTCTGGTACTCCCACTGTTGATTTACAAACAGGAAGAATAATTTATCCAAGTGGTTACATTTTTAATGGCACGATGGGGGCAGCAGTTTGGTGCTCATGTCCAGCAATGATATTACTTGATTTATTAACAACTAAAAGATATGGTTTTGGAAATGAAATTTCACCCGACCAATCAACTGATGCTAAAACTTATGAGAATTTAGATTTATTTAGTTTTGTAGCTGCCAGTAGATACGCAAATGAATTAGTTTCAGATGGTTTTAATGGTCTTGAAGCTAGATTTAGCTGTAATGTAAATTTACAAGGATCTATGGAAGCATTTCAGTTAATAAATGAATTAGCTGGCGTTATGAGATGTTTTCCTATTTGGTCTGAAGGTTCTATAACTCTTTCACAAGATAGACCTACAGATCCAAGTTATTTGTTTAGTTTGGCAAATGTAGGTGAAGGTGGTTTTTCTTATTCGGGCAGTAGTTTAAAACAAAGACATTCTATTATTTCTGTAAGCTATTTTAATATGGATAGTAAAGAGATAGATTATGAAATAGTTGGAGATGATGTAAGTGGTACAAATATTTTGCAAGAAGATGTTGATAGACAAGCTAAACTAGGAATTGTAAAAAAGGACATCAAGGCTTTTGCTTGTACATCTAGAGGTCAGGCACGAAGATTAGGTAAGGCTGTGCTTCTTAGCGAAGAACAAGAGACTGAGGTCGTAAGTTTTACGACATCAATAGACGCTGGAGCGATTGTTAGACCTGGATCTGTCATTGCCATAAATGATCCTGTTCGTAGTGTAGAGAGAAGAGCAGGTAGAATAAAAAGTGCTACAACTACGCAAATAACTGTAGATAATGATATAGATCTAAATACTTTTTCTGGTTCTAATAAAAAGTGCAGCGTAATATTACCTGATGGATCAGTAGAAACTAAGGATATATTTGGCATAGTTACAAATGTAATAACTTTAGACTCTGCGTTGTCTGCAATACCAAATGCAAATTCTGTATGGCTTATACAAAGTTCAGATTTAGAATCTCAAACATTTAGAGTTATCACAGTAGAGGAACAAGATGGAATTAATTTTGCGATTACAGCACTTAAATATAACTATGATTATGTAACAGGAGATAGCCCAAAATATACTGCTATAGATTCTATGCAAGGTATAACTTTACCTGATAGAAATATATCATTATTAAATGAATTAAGAGATCCACCTGCTAATTTACAGGCTGAAGAAAGAATTGTTGTTATAAATGCTCTTGCTGTGTCTAAATTAATTATATCTTGGATTTCAGTTACAGGTGTAAGTCAATATCTCGTTCAATATAGATTTAACAGTACAAACTGGGTAAGTGAGATTGTATTTAGACCAGACTTTGAAATTTTTAATACTGAAGCTGGTACGTACGAAATTAAAGTTTATTCATATAATGCTGCACTTGTACTATCTTCTTCTTCTTCTGATCTTACTTTCAATGCTGTAGGTAAAACTAGACCACCAGGCAATGTTCAAAATTTATCTATGGAGCCAGTAGATAATAAATTAGTAAGGCTTAGATGGAGTGAGTCCATTGACGCTGATGTTATACATGGAGGTAAAGTTTATGTCCGACATTCTAATAAAACTGACGGAACAGGTTCATTTCAGGATTCTATTGATCTTGTAGAAGCTTTAGCTGGTAATACGACAGAAACAGTTTGCCCTAGTCTTGAAGGTGAGTATATTCTTAAATTTCGTGATGACCAAGGAAATTTTAGTCTTGGTGAAACTTCCATAATACTAGATTTACCTGATTTAATAGATAGTCAGCAGATTCTTGAAGATAAGGAGCATACAGATAGCTTCCCTGGTAATCGAACAAATGTAAGTGTTGTTGGAGGAGGTTTGCAACTAACTAATCCATCTGTAAATCTTACAGGTACTTACGATTTTGAAGATATTTTAGATTTAGGTGCCGTATTTTCTTTGAACTTAAAGAGATCAGTACAAGCAATAGGATTTACTGTTGGTGCAGCAAACACAATAGATGCTTTAATACCCTCTGGCACGTTATGGGATGATTATGCACAAGACGGTAATTTTGACGGGCCTGATATCAATGATGTTTCTGCTTCCCTAAGTGTAACAACAACTAACAGTGCCCCAAGCGGATCGCAATATGCAAATTCAGATTTTAGTGGTAAACCCTCTAGTACTTTTGCAAATGGGACTTTTAAAGGAAGAGGGTTTAAATTTAGATTAGATTTAGAATCAAGTAGTACCTCTCATAATATTTCTATTCAACAACTATCTTATATAGCATCATTTGAATCTAGGACTGAAAGAAGTTATGTTTCTGGAAGTACTACTTCTACTGCTCCGTTAACATCTAGTACTTCTGCATCAGGTCTAAATGTAGTTTTTGGAAGTCCATTTTTTACAGGTACTACTGGTTTAGGTGGGGTAAATTCCTTTTTACCTTCTGTTGGTATAACAATAATAGGTGCTGAAGCTGGCGATTATTTTGTATTGTCGAATGTAAGTGGAACGGGTTTTAATATTAAAATATTAGATAGTTCTAATAATCCTGTTAATCCTGCTAAAGAATTTACGTTCCAAGCTGTCGGTTATGGTAAAGGGGTGTAATATGGAGAAAAGTATTTTTTAGATGGCACAAGTCCCTAATAAAAATATAGATAATGCTTCGGGTCAGGTAGTAAGGCTTGATATACAAAATACTTTAAAAGCTGTCGCTACCCATAATTTTGGGGCAAGAAATGATGCAGGTACAATACTACCTTGTGAATTTTTAGCAGATGATACGTCAAATAAACTTTTAATTAGAAAATCAAGTGGAGGAGATCAAGCAAATCCAAATCCCTCATCTGGAACTGCTGCGGACTTTTTTACTGTAGGTAACTTAGATGAAGAGAATTTAGGTTTACTGCCTAAAGCTGGTGGTACGATGGGGGGTCAGCTTTTAGGAGATAATGGATCGGGTGCTAGTTCTCCTGCTTATTCCTTCAATGGAAATACAAACACAGGGATGTTTAGATCTGGTTCGAACACTATAGGATTTTCGACAGCAGGACAAGAAAGAATAAAAATTACTGATTCAGGTCTTGATGTAGTAAATGGATTGCCTATAAGATTTCAAGATTCTAGTGGGTCACCATTTGTAGCTTTAAAATCAGCATCTTCATTAAGTTCAAATAGAACTTTTACATTACCTAATACTACAGGAAGCCCTGGGCAATTTTTAGCAGTATCAAGTTCAAATCATAGTGCTACTAATGCAGAATTACAATTTACGGCTGTAACAGGTGTACCCGTAGGATCTGTTTTTTGTATAGCTGCTAATAACGTTCCTTCAGGATACTTAAAATGTAATGGTGATAACATCGCAGCAGGATCAGGAACAGTTCAAGGAGTAAGTAGAAGTCAAAATGGTCCTCTTGAAGCCTTACGACAGTTGATAGGAAATACTTTACCTGATTTAAGAGGTGAATTTGTAAGAGGTTTTGATGATGGTAGAGGAGTAGATACTGGTAGAAGTATTAATGAAAGTCAAGGTAGTCAAATTGGAGATCACGATCATGGAACCTCTTCAATGTCAGGTAGTGTTTCATCTAAAACATTAAATGGTGAAGCTTTTCAAATATCTGAAACTTTTGCAGCAGCACCTTCGCCAACTGGTGTTTTTTCTAAAGGGCAAAATCAAAATGGTCAGATAACACCAGGAAATCCAGATACTTCTACTACTGGTACTCTTCGAATTAACGCATCTCATGACCATACTTTAACTATAAGCGGACGTACTGATGGTACTGGTGGAACTACTAACAATTCTGAAACAAGACCTCGTAACGTTGTTATGTTATACATAATAAAATTCTAATTATGGCAATCGAACCTGGAACTTATAATTTTACCCTTCAGAGAAGGTCAGATCATACCATTCCTTTAGTTTTTAAAGATGGTAATAATAATGCTATTAATTTAACAGGATTTACTGTTGCTGCACAGGTTTGGGAAGAAACACGCACCACAAAGTTTGCTGACTTTTCTGTTTCTTATACAGATAGAGTCGCTGGATCGGTAAGTATAACTTTAACAGATACACAGACAGCAACTTTTACACCAGAAATTTTAAAATATGATGTGTTATTAATTGATGCAGGTGGTAACAGAGAATATTATTTAGAGGGTACAATATTTATGAGTGAAGGTTACACAACTGCATGACTTCTGTAAACATCACCACAGATAAAAATACCGTTACTGTTAACGGTGATACG